CAATTAGGAAAACTTTTAAGAGATTGATATTTATAAATAAAAAAGAAAATGAAGTTCGGAATTTTAAAATCTAAAATAGAAAAAGTATTATTGGAATCATACTCTAATAATACTTTTAAAAATGAATTGAAAAATTTTAAAACAAATGTTTTAGACAAAAAAAACATTGCTAAGATTTTTTATTTATATGATGAGTTAAACTCGAAAAAAGGTCTAAATGAATCATACGTGAATGATTATATTCATGAATGTATTACAATTTATGAGAATAGTCTTAATAAGATTAAATCTTCTGATTTACAGATTTTAAAAAATTGGGTGAACAAAGTTGAAACGACTAATGAATATGAAAATATTGATAACTTATTCTCAAATGATGTTTTAACAATCGAATCAAGAATTAAAAGTAAAAAAATAATTGCGGAATCTTTAAAAAGACCAAGACCAATTGAAAAAGAAATTGTTAAACTCCCTATGAGTACGATGATTAGTGTTGCAAACAAAACAATTCAAAATTACATGGAGTCATTAAATGAATCTGAGAAAAAAGAACTAATTAAATTTTTAAACTCGGATGATAGTGAATTAAAAAATAATTTTGATTCTCTAAAAGAAGGTGTACTAAACAAATTAGAAAATCTTAAAGAGGGTTCTGATTCTGAAACTATGAACAGAATAAATGAAACTATCAATAAAGTTTCCGCTGAGAAATACGACAAGTTAACTTATTTCAAGTTAAAAGGATTAAAAGAAAATCTTTAATCTTGATTGTCCCCAAACTTCTTCTGAACATATTTTGCTTTAGAAATTTGGTTTCTGCGTTTTACTGACGGCTTAACAAAAGTTTTACGGTTATTTAATTCAGTCATTTGTCTTGTTTTAATGACCTTACTTTTGTATTCTTTTAGAGCTCTCTCTAAATTGTTTTTTTTAACGGTGATAATCAACATATATATACAAATATCCACAAAGATAATAAATTTTGACTAATCACACAAATATTCTTATTTTTTAGTAAAATAAACAGAAAAATATGAATATTAATGAAAAAGGGGAAAACCTCTCGAATCCAAGGATTCAAAACAGTCAAAGTACTATACGGTACAGTAGACTCAGTAAATTTTAAATCACTCTATTTAAACATTCAAACTTGGGTAGACCCCATAAAAGATTCTGAAAATTGGAATCGTATTGTTCTTAATTTTAGTAGGTCAATTAAACATGTAATTTATGAAACATTAGACAGGTCTTTTTTTGATGACAAATTTATCGTTGACTTAGACTTAAGGTCAAGTGGTATTACAGTCGGGAAAAAATCCTTTTTGAATTTAGAAATTAATTTATACCTTAAAGAGTTAATCACCGACTTTAAATCAATTAAACTACGAGATGAATTAAAACAAATGGTAAAAAATGTTATACAACATGGTTTTTCTAAAAACGACTATTTTAAATTTCATTTAACTAAAAACGGTAAAACAAAGGAAAGTAAGGTAAAATTAGAAACTCATTAATATTTATTATTAAAAATAGACAATGAGTTTACAAATTATACAACCTGGCCAAACAGGAAAAGGGATATTGATTGAGTATGATGCAGGATATATAAATCCTAAAACCGACAATAATCAATATATCATGGAATCTAAAAATCTTTTGGATTACTCAAAACCATTTGAGTTTTATGCGGTATTACAAAAATACAATACTCCAAATAGAAACGGTAGAATTTACCCTGAAAGAATTTTAAAAAGAGAAGCTGAAAACTACAAAAAGATGATTCAGAAAGGTACATCACTTTCTGAGTTAAACCACCCTGAATCATCTTTAATTGACTTAGATAGAGTATCTCATATTATAACTGATATATGGTGGGACGGACCTGTACTTATGGGAAAACTTAAACTATTAACAAGTCCTGGTTTCCATGAAAGAGGAGTTTGTTCAACTAAAGGAGATTTAGCTGCAAATTATTTAAGACAAGGTGTTACATTAGGAATCTCTTCAAGAGGGGTTGGTTCACTTAAAAAAGTTGGGGAACAAAATGAAGTTCAAGATGATTTTGAATTAATTTGTTTTGACTTGGTATCATCCCCATCCACCCCAGGAGCTTATCTTTTCTTAGAACCCGATGGAAGACATCAGTTTGAGGAGAACTTAGAAGAAGAAAATAGAATGAGGGCAGAAAGAGAAGTTGGACCTTCAGCAAACAAATCTCTTGACTTAATGAAAAAATTATCCGATTATTTAGGATATTAAAAACATTTTATTATGGACGAAAAATATTTCATTGCAAGAGTTACCATCGACATGGTTGACGCAGAATCAGGAAAAGTAAAAAAACAAAAAGAAGAAAAGTTGGTTAAGGGTTATAATCCAACTGATGTAGAAGCAAAAGTAACCAAGGTGTTCGAACATTATACTCAAGATTGGAGAATAACCGCGATTGTTGAAAGTAAGATTGATGAGGTGATAGAATAATTTAAATTTCAATAATTTAATAATCAATTTTAAAAAGGAGGTCTTTGACCTCCTTTTTTGTTTTTCCCAAAAAAGGAAATATTTATATACAAATAAAAAAACTAATTCTGAATAAAGTCAAAAAACGACTTTTTTAGGAATTGGTAATATTTATATATAAAAAATCAACACGCAAAATGGCAAAAGAAAAATCTTTAGTAGAAGAAGCAATCATCCAAATGAAAAATTTGGAAGAAGCGGTTGCTGAAAACGCAAAAGGAATACTTGCTTCAACAATGAAGGAAGAAATCAAAGAACTAGTAAAAGAATCTCTATCTGAACAAGAAGAAGAAGATGCAGAGGTTGAAACAGATGTTGAAATGGAAGAGCCTGAAATGGAAGAGCCAGAAATGGACGACGAAGAAGGTGAAGACATGGATACTGATAATGAAGACGAAGATATGATGGCCATGGACTCTATGGACACAATCGACTTGACAGGTCAATCCGATGAACAAGTTCTTCGTGTATTCGAATTGATGGACCCTGAAGATAAAATCATCGTTAAAAAAGACGGTGCTGGAAATATTAATCTTAAGGATAACGAAACAAACAAAGAATACATGATTGTTCAAGAAGGAGAAGAAGAGGAAATGTTCGAAATGTGGGACGAAGAGAACGAAGGTTATGAAGAAATGGACGAAGAAGATGAGTCTATTGAATCAATCGTATCGAAAGTTTTCGGAGATGAAGATGAAGAAGATATGGATTACGAAGATGAAGAGGACATGGATTTCGAAGACGAAGAAGAAATGGACTTCGAAGAAATGATGGAAGATGAAGACGAAATGATGGAAGAAGAAGAGTTCTACGGTGACGCAGACTTAGAAGACGAAATGATGGAAGGTATGGATTCAGAAACAATCTACGAAATTTCTTTTGAGGATGACGAAGAAGATATGGAAGAAGAAATGTATGAAGAAGACGACTACATGATGGAGTCTAAAAAAACAGTTAAACCAAAAGGCGTTGGAATCGGAAAAGGTCCTAAAAAAGACATCTATTCTAAAAATCCTAATACAAGTGGAGGTTTTAAAGTGGTTAAGAAAAAATCTGACAAGACTATGGGTACAGGAAACGCTAAGAAAGTTAACGTTTACAAAGATACTGAAACTCTTGACGGTGAATTCAAACACAAACCTAAGAAAATGGAGACTAAAGAAGCTTCAAGAACTTATGGTAGTGGTTCTAATTTCAGAAAGGGTGGTTTACCAAAACCAAGAGCTCATTCAAAAGCAAACACCGCAATTAAAGAAGGTGAAACTTTAAGAGAGTTACAAATCCTTAGAGAGAAGAATGAAGAATACAGAAAAGCACTTAACATCTTCAGAAACAAACTAAACGAAGTTGCGGTATTCAACTCAAACTTAGCATACGCTACACGTTTGTTCACTGAACACTCAACATCAAAACAAGAAAAAATCAACATTCTTAGAAGATTCGATGGAGTTGAAACTATTAAAGAATCTAAGAATTTGTATAAGACCATTAAAGATGAGCTTTCAACTACGACAAGTCAACCAATGAATGAGTCTATCGAACGTGTAATTGAAAAAGCACCTTCAACAGGTTCAGCGGTTAACTTAATTGAGTCAAAAACTTATGAAAATCCTCAATTCCTTAGAATGAAAGATTTAATGGGTAAACTAAGATAATAAAAATAAACTAAACTAAAAACAAAAAAACCAATAAAATGGGAGCATTATTAGAATCAGGTCTTGTTGGTAACATAGGTCTTAAGCACCTTAAGGTTATCAAAGAAGATACAATTAACAAATGGGACAGATTAGGGTTCCTAGAAGGTCTTAAAGGCCACCTAAAAGAAAACGTAGCTCAGTTATATGAGAACCAAGCGTCTTTCCTAATCAATGAAGCAACTTCTGACGGTAGCTCAGGTTCATTCGAAACTGTAGTATTCCCTATCGTTAGACGTGTATTCTCTAAATTATTAGCGAATGATATCGTTTCTGTACAAGCTATGAACTTACCTATCGGTAAATTGTTCTACTTCGTACCTAAAATCCAAGGTTACTCAGGTGGTACTGCAGGAGATTTCAGTGGTGACCACTACGCTCCTATCGGTTCTCCTGGTAACTATCCTGGTGACCCATCAAATGGTTACACAGGGGCAGGAGCTTACGCTAAAAACCTTTACGATTTATTCTACGAAGGTAACGAACCTGAATTAGACCCTCCAGGGTTGTTTGACTACTCTAAAGGTCGTTGGTCAGCAGTTACTGTTAATGCAGACGTTGTAGTATGGGAAAATGGAGTATTAACACCTCTTTCAGCTACTACAGTAGACCTTGATGGTTTAAATGTAAGAAAACTTATCGTAAGACTTTGTGGTTTCGCACCAGACGGTCTTGGTAAAATGATTGGTCCTGATGGTAACGAATATGACACAGAAACTTTCTTGTCTGACCTTCGTTTATTTGCGACTTGTACAAATAATGACCTTATCACAACAGGTAACACTTGTAGTCCATTCTACACTGAAGCAAATCAACCTAAATCACTTCTTT